GCGCGAAACCTTCATCGCGACGCTCGCCGATACGCGCAACGTCACCGTGGCGGCGCAGGAGGCCGGCATCGCGCGCCGCGCCGCCTTCGCGCTGCGCAGCCGCGACGCCGACTTCGCCGCCGACTGGCAGGACGCCGAGGATGCGGCCAGCGACCTGCTGGAGCACGAGGCGCGCCAGCGCGCGATGAAGGGCATCGAGGAGCCGGTCTATTACCACGGCAAGGAGGTCGGCAAGGTGCGCCGCCACTCCGAGACCCTGCTGCTCATGTTCCTGAGGGCCGAGCGGCCGGAGAAATTCGCCGAGAAGGGCGCGGGTGCCGCTGCCACCAAGGCGACCGGCCAGGCGGCCGGCGGGGTCTTGGTGGTGCCCGGTACGGCCGATCCGAAGGACTGGGCAAAGCAGGTCAGGAAACACCAGAAGCGTCTCGCCAACGGTGGCCCAGGCTGACCGCCTGCACTTCGTCTGGCAGCCGCAGGGTGGCAGCCAGTACCACTTCCTGAGGTGTCCTCATTTCGAATGCCTCTATCATGGGACGCGCGGGCCGGGGAAAACCGACGCGCTGCTCATGGATTTCGCCCAGCACGTGGGCCGGGGCTTCGGCGGCGCCTGGCGCGGCATCCTGTTCCGCCAGACCTATCCGCAGCTCGAGGAGGTGCGCGCCAAGACCAAGCGCTGGTTCCCGCAGTTCCTTCGCGGCGCCCGCTGGAACGGCAGCCAGTCCAAGTGGATCTTCCCCGAGGGCGAGGAGCTGCTGCTGCGCCACATGGCCCGGCCCGGGGACTATTGGAGCTACCACGGTCACGAGTACCCGTGGATCGGCTGGGAGGAGCTGACAAACTGGCCGACGGCGGACTGCTACGAGGCGATGATGGCCTGCTGCCGCTCGTCGCATCGCGAAATGCCGCGCAAGGTGCGCGCGACCTGCAACCCCTATGGTTCCGGCCACAACTGGGTCAAGGCGCGCTTCATCGACGCCGCGCCGCAAGGCGAAATCATAGGCGCGGAGGAGGGCTTGGCGCGGGTGCACCTTTTCGGCGCGATCGCCGAGAACGAGATCCTGCTCGAGGCCGACCCGCATTATGTCGAGCGCCTCAAGGCCGATAGCAACGCGCATCGGCGCAAGGCCTGGCTCGAGGGCTCCTGGGACATCGTCGCCGGCGGCCTCTTCGACGACCTCTGGGACCCGCGGGTCCACGTGGTCGCGCGCTTTCCGGTGCCGGAGAGCTGGCGGGTCGACCGCGCGCTCGACTGGGGCTCGACCCAGCCCTTCTCGGTCGGCTGGTGGGCCGAGAGCGACGGCACGGACTTTGTCGATGGGTCGGGCGCCACGCGCCCCACGGTGCGCGGCGACCTCTACCGCATCGCCGAGTGGTACGGCTGCACGAGCAAGCCGAACGAGGGCCTGAAGCTGACGGCGCGCAAGGTCGCGCTCGGCATCCTGGAGAAGGAGAGCGACCTCGGTTACGACGTGCGCCCCGGCCCGGCCGACAGCCACATCTTCTCCGACGCCAAGATCGGCCGGGACATCGCCGCGGATATGGCCGCGGCCGGCCTGCGCTGGACCAAGGCGCTGAAGGACCCGGGCAGCCGGCGCATCGGCGCCGAGCGCCTGCGCGCGCTGCTGGCCGGCGCGCTGCCCCGCGCCGACGGCCCGCGCGAGCAGCCGGGCCTCTTCGTCTTCGCCGACTGCCGCCACTTCATCCGCACGGTCCCGGTGTTGCCGCGCGGCACCAAGGACCCCGACGACGTCGACCCCAACGCCGAAGACCACGTCTACGACGAGACCCGGTACAGGATCATGGTAAGGAAGGGGCTCGGCGGGGAGAAGAGGATCAGTGGCTTTCACTGATCAGAAGTCAGAAATCAGAAATCAGAAATCAGAAGTCAGAGTTCTGTTGTCGTGGTCGCCGCGAAGTCGGCCGTCATTGGCGAGCGGAAAAGCTCGACCCTTGGCGGCATGCTCCCACTGACTTCTGACTTCTGGAGCGGAGCGACACCTATGACCATCACCGAGCGGCATTCCGACTACGACGCGTTCCAGCCGCTGTGGCAGCGGGTGCGCGATGCGCTGGCGGGCGGCGACGCGGTCAAGGCGCGGGCGACCGCCTATCTGCCGCGGCCCGAGGGGCAGGACGCGGCGGCCTACGGCGCCTACAAGGCGCGGGCGCGCTGGGTCGACGTGCCGGAGCGCACCAGGCGCGGCCTTCTGGGCGCGGTGTTCCGGCGCGAGCCCGACATCGCCGGGCCGGCGCGTTTGCTGGCTGGGCTCGACGGCCTCACGACCAGCGGCCTGCCCTTCCGCGTCTTTGTCCGGCAGGCGGCCGGCGAGGTGCTGGCGCTCGGGCGCTATGGCGTTCTGGTCGACATGCCGGGCGACCGGCCGGCCGGCGCGCTGCCGCTCTGGGCCGGCTATGCGGCGGAACGGATCGAGGACTGGGACCGCGCAAGGGTCGACGGCCGCTTCATCACCGCGCGGGTCAAGCTCGCCGAGTCGGACACCACGGCCTCGGAGGCCGAGACGCAAGTCCGCGAGCTGCTGCTGGTCGACGGGCTCTACGAGGTCAGGATCTGGCGGACCGGCGGCGCGCGCGACGGCAAATGGCGGATCGCGGAAGTACACCGGCCGACCCGGGGCGGCAGGCGCCTCGACGTCATCCCCTTCGTGTTCCTGGGCGTCGACGATCTGGACCCGGACGTCGAGAAACCGCCCTTGCTGGGCCTGGTGGACGAGACCATCGGGCACTATCAGCTCTCGGCCGACTACCGGCAGTCGCTCTTCCTGACCGCCCAACCGACGCCCTGGCTGACCGGCTTTGCCGAGGAGGAGATGCCGAGCCGGATCGGCTCCGGCGCGCTCTGGGCCTCGGCCAATCCGGAGGCCCGGGTCGGCATGCTCGAGTTCCAGGGCGCCGGCATCGAGGCGATCCGCCAGGCAATGCTCGACAGCGAGGCGCGCATGGTCCTGCTGGGCGCGCGCTTCTTCGAACGCCAGAAGCGCGCGGCCGAGACCGCGGAGGCGACGCGCCTGCGCTTCTCCGCCGACGGCGCGACGCTGACGACGATCGCCCAGACCCTGGGCGACGGCCTCGCGAAGGCGCTCCGCTGGACCGCCGAATGGGCCGGGCTGGACGCTTCGGGCGTGTCGCTGGCGCTCAACAAGGATTTCCTGCCCGAGGCGCTCTCGGCCGACGACCTGCGCGCCCGCCTGCAGCTCTGGCAGTCCGGCGCCATCGCCTTCGACGACTTGGTCGCGGAATTGAAGCGCGGCGAGGTCGTGGATGCCGATCGCAGCGCGGAGGCGATCCGGGCGGAGAGGGAAGGGGTGTCGGCCACACCCCAATAAGCCACCAAGAGCGGCTCCTCGCTGCTAGACTGGCCCCATGGCACGGCTCAAGGTCATCGAGGGCGACGGCGCGGAGCGAAGCGACAACCGCTCGCTGGAGCGCTGGATTTGTCCGAGATGCACCGGCCACCAGGGCCGCATCGCATCGACCCTGCTGATGCGGGTCGATGTCGGCGGAGACCGGATGCGGGTCTGCGCCCGCTGTCTGGCGCGCGGCGAGTGGACCCTGGTCGGCGACTGACGAAATCGAGGGTCAGGCCCGCAGCGCGCCGATCCCGGCAAAGACACCCCAACGAAACCCTCGCCCATCGGGAGAGGGTGGCGAGGCGGAGCCGAGTGGGTGAGGGCGCTTTGGTTTGGGCGGTTCCCGCAATGCCCCGGCACCTTGGGGAGATTTTCGCAACCAACCCGCCCTCACCCTCCCGCTGCGCGGGCCCCTCCCTCTCCCAGAGGGCGAGGGGGCAATTTCGCTGACTTCAGTTCGAATCCGTCGCTGAATGCGCCGCCCGCAGGCGGTTCTTATGTACCCCGTCTCCGGCGAGGCGGGGGTTTTCGTGTGCCCGCGGGCGACCATCCAACCAGGAGGTTCTTATGGCTGACGACACGACGGCCGCCCGGGCGGGCGGCGGTGACGACAAGGGATCGCTCGATCCGGAGGCGCCGGAGGTTCGGGCGCTGATCGACGCGGCGGTCGCGCGCGAGGTCGCGGGCCTCAGGCAGGCCAACGCCGAGCTGCAGACGCTCGTGCAGGGGCGCGACGAACAGCTCGCGCGCCTGGCGATCGACGGCGCGGTCCGCGAGGCGGCCGCGAAAGCCGCGCTGGTGCCCGCGGCGATCGACGATGCGCTCGGCCGCGGCCGCCGGGTCTTTACGCTCGACGAAAACGGCCGGCCGGTCGCCCGCGATGCGGAGAGCGCGGTCGTCCCGGGCAAGGACGGCGAGCGCCCCATGACCCCGGCCGAGTGGCTGGAGAGCATGAGGGAGGCCGCGCCGCACTGGTGGCCACCCTCCAGCGGCGCGGGCGCCCCCGGCGCCGGCGCGCGCGGCAACGAAGGCGCGCTGACCTACGAGCAGGCCGGCGAGCTCTCGCCCGAACACTACGCCCGGCTGCGCCGGAGCCGCCGCATTACCTAATGCGGCGCTCAGAGGACAGAAGACAGGGATCAGGGATCAGAACAGAACCAACCAATCCCTGATCCCTGATCCCTGGCCTCTGTTTTCTGACCCCTTGGAAGAGAGGACCCAAAGACATGGCAAACACGATCCTGACCCCGAGCGTGATCGCGCGGGAGGCCTTGATGCTGCTCGAGAGCAACATGGTCTTCGGCAACCTGGTGTTCCGCGGCCATCAGGCCGAGTTCGCCGGCGCCAAGGCCGGCGATACGATCCAGGTGCGCGGCCCCGCCACCTTCACGGCCGACGAGTACGACGGCACGGTCCTGACGATCCAGGACGCCACGGAGTCGAGCGTTCCCGTGACGCTGGAGAAGCACTTCGACGTCTCCTTCAAGGTCAGCGATAGGGAGATGACCCTGTCGATCGAGGACTTCGGCCAGCAGCTGCTGAGCCCGGCCATGCTGGCGATCGCCGAGGCGGTCGACGGCTACGTCGCCTCGAAGTACGCCGAGGTCCACCAGACGGTCGGCACGGCCGGCGCGCCGCCCTCGACCCTGGCCGAGGTCGCGGCGGTCGACCAGGCGCTCAACGAGGCGCGCGTGCCCCTGGGCGGCCGGGTCACCGTGATGAACCCCCAGGCCAAGGCCGATCTCTTCGCCATCCCCTCCTTCGCCGAGGCGGACAAGCGCGGCGACGACGGCACGGCGCTGCGCGAGGCCTCGATGGGCCGCTTCATGGGCTTCGACCACTTCATGAACCAGAACGTCAAGACGCATACCGCCGGCTCGCTCACGGGGACCATCGCGGTCTCGGGCGCGCATGCGGCCGGGGTCAAGTCGGTGACGCTGGCGACCGACGCGGGCGAGGCGATCGACCTGGTCGCGGGCGACGTCGTCACCTTCGCCGGCGATCCGCAGAGCTACGTGGTCGGCGCGGCCGTGAGCGTCGGCGCGTCCTCGAGCGGGGCCGTGGCGATCGCGCCGGCCTTGCAGCTGGCGCTCGCCGGCGGCGAGGCCGTCAGCCTGGCGCTCGGCGACCACGTCGCGAACCTCGCCTTCCATCCCAACGCCATCGTGCTGGCCGCCGTGCCTCTGGCCCTGCCGCAGGGCGCGGGCCGGGCCGAGTTCGTGCAGAGCCGCGGCCTCGGCATCCGGGTGGTCTGGGACTACGACAAGGACGCCAAGTCCGACGTCATCTCGCTCGACATCCTGGCCGGGGCCAAGGTGCAAGACCCGCGGCTGATCACCCGGGTGCTCGGGTGAGCCAGAGGTCAGAAGTCAGAAGTCAGAAGTCAAATGACAGGGCCCGGGCGGCGGCGGGCGCGCGCTCGACACCGCCGGCATGACCTGGTTCGCGCTTCTGGCCGCGGTCCGCAGGCTCGGGTTCCACGGCCGGACCAAGGCCGAGGCGCTCGAGTTCCTGCGCCGGCGCGGCCTGCCGGAGATCTAACAATTAGGGTCTGACCCTATTTTCAAGGAATTGGGGTCAGACCCTATTTTCGCAGTTTTCGGAGGAGATACGAGATGGCGGGATTCACACCCGACGAAGGCGAGACCCTGATCGCCCAGGCGATCCATCAGCGGACCCACGCCGACCGCGACGCGGACCTCGAGCTGGGGCTCTTCACCAACGCGGCGCCCGGCGAGACCATCGCGGAATCCGCGATCACCGAGCCGACCGGCACGGGCTACGCCCGCATCAACCTGACCGACGCGTCCTGGTCGGTCGTCGGCGACACGGCGAGCTATGCCGAGCAGACCTTCACCGGCGGCGCGGGCGGCTGGACCGGCGCGGTCCAGGGCTACTTCATCGCGACCAAGAGCGCGGGCGGCACCAAGCGCCTGCTCTACGTCGAGGTCGACGGCAACGGGCCCTACACGATCAGCGAGAACGACACCTACAAGATCACGCCCAACATCACGATCGCCTGAGGCAAATGACAGATGACAGGGATCAGGAATCAAACAACGAAACGCCATCTGATCCCTGTCGTC